AATACCTGTCTACTGAACTGCTCGCGTGCCTCAATGTATGAGCATTCACTCTTGCTTGCACAGTAGAAAAGTATCTCTCTGGTGAAATTGTCGGTGCCTAGTTGTTCGATGTCTGCGGATAGTTCTGCACTTGATCCATAATATTGTTGCCAATCTGAATCAATTTTGCTTCGTATCTTCTTTTTTCTCTTGATGCCGTTCTTTTGTTTGACTGTTTTGTAAGTTGTCTTTGAGAACTTTGCCAGTTTTTTGCCTATGTATTTGCGTCCAGTGAGATTATTTGTGATCAAGTAAACAAATCCTACGCATGACTCGGGCAATGTCTCTACTGGGTTGTTTTGATATAGCCATGTCATGTTGCAGGTTGATTACTTGGGTGCTATAGTTATGCCTTTTGTTGTGCCTGATATATAATTTTATTTGGAACGATGAACTGCCATTGTCACACAATTCAGTCCAGCATCCCAGAATGTGCTGTGCCTAAACGGCACTTGATACACTGTTATTCCGTGATCTTCCAGCTGCTGTAATACTTCAAGATTGTTTGTTTTTCTAACAATAACTGTTTTTTCATCGACCACAATCATGTTTACTTCAAACACAGTTTCGGATACATTTCCTATCCAATTTTTGAAATATCTATTAACAAAATCAATGAATTCTTGATTCTTCTCTTCGCCTGGTATCCACCAAGATCCAGTGTTTTCTTTTTTCCATTGTCGAAAACTAGTATCATAGCAAACACTTGGATCACTATGAACAACTTTCCAGTTTTTAAAATGCGTTTTATAGAATAGAGACAGCAAGGAAGATCTATCAGGGTCCGAAGAGGTGATTATCAGTCCCGGGGTCACTGGGCAAAACCATCCATCGATGTGCCCGTCAAGATGAAATCCAATAATAGATTTGTCTGTTAAATTTTTCCAAGCCTGTGTAATTTCTGAATGAGATTGATGTTTGCTTTTACCGTAGATCAGCCGGTCGTCAAACTGAAAACATTGTGCAGCACAGATTGACGGATTATCAACAGTTACTATTTGATTGCCTTGATCAATCACATGAGAGAAAAACGATTGATAAGTTTGTTGATAAACTGTGGAATTCTTGCCAGCAGATACAGATTCGAGCAATTGATCATCAAAAAATATCATATGGTCACCGGGGCACATTGGAGGTAATGGTGGTGGCATATCTGATCCGGCTATGGCATCAAAATCTAGATCAACTGTGGGCCTTAATACTTGTATTTGTAATTTTTCTAAAACTGATACCAGTTGTGCATAATCCTCTTCAGTTTCAACGGCGATGCGTTTCATGGTTTCTCTTACTTGAGAATTCTTTATCCAGTAGTAAAACTCAGCAGGCCAACTTCTGCCTACCAAGCAAACCCGCAATCGATCATAGAAATTATTGTTGGTGTACATCTACGCAAGTTCAATATCTGTGCTGTAGCTGGTGAAACCATTTTCCTTCACGACCTTGAGAATGTTCTCTACCCTGCTGGTCAGCTCGTCTCTGTGACTGACCAACCAGATTGATTTGTGTCGTTCTCGGCTCATCTTCTTCAACAATGCTAATGCGTTTTCCACACCCTGTGTATCCAGCCCAGAATCAATCATCTCGTCAATGAACAAGATGTTGATGGGTTGATATAGACTTTCCCACACATCGCGGAATGCCCAACTCATGCTGAGTATCAATCGATTGCGTTCACCACGAGATAAATTATCAAAGTCCAGTTCACGACCCAGTTCTTCAATGCTCACAGTAAGATCGTTCTGAAACTTCACTGTGTGTGGCAATCCGATACGATCAAGATAGTGTGTGAGTCTGCTGTTGAGATAACTCAAATTTTGATCAATGATCTTCTTACGCACAAAGCTATCTTTGCTGGTAAGCAGTTTCAATAGGAACTCTTGATGTTCCTGTACTCTGGTGAATTCGTTTAGTGTGTCATAAGAAACTACCTGCAGGGCTTGATTCTGCATGTCTGCGATCTGTTCGCTGTAGGGATCAGTCTCTGCTGATCTTGTGACAAGATCCTTGTTCAAGGTATCCACTGTGTTTTTGTGATTCAGTGCTTGTTCAAGGCTGTCATAGAACACCGTGGGTGCTGTACCCAGTGTACCAAGTTCTTTCAATCGATCTTGATGTTCTATTCGTTGCGAATCGTTGGTCAGCAGTTGCAATGCAAGTTCTTGTAGAGTCTTTTCACGCTGTGTTTTTACAGTATCCAGACTATTATCGTGTATCTCTGTACCGCAAGCAAAGCACTTGTGGCTGGCAATCTGATTGAGATCCTTATCAATCTGAACTTTTTGTTTTTGTAGTTTTGCATCGTCAGCATCAATCTGCCGGATCCAGCGATTGGCTTCGTCTGCGGCTTTCTTGCGAACATGATATGCTTCGAGATCTCTGTGTGATTGTACCTCTGCTGCAATATCGATGTGTTCAAGATCGGCAATACCTTGTGCTAGACCTTCTGTATCTTCTGTTTGTTTGCGTAGCCACAATGTTCTGCGTTTCTCTAGACTTTGAATCTGTTCTTCGATACGCTTGTTAGCTTCTTGCACAGCACGGATACGCAGTTCCTCGGTCTGGATGGAGTCTTTGGTCTGTCTGTTGAGTTCTTTGATACGATCAGCACGCTCACTCAGTAATGTGATACCCAACAGTTGTTCAATGATGGTTCGTTGTTCATTGGCCTTCAAACTCAAGAACGGTGCTGTGTATGTGTTCAGCGCAACAATGTGTTGAAACATGTCGTGGCTCATACCCAACACACGCTCGATAGCTTCTTGTGTTTCTCTCGAATCACCTTGTGCCTCATCTTGTGCTGCTTGATGTTCGTCGTTTACATAGAACTTGAGCACATTGGGTTTGCGTCCACGCTCAATCCTATAGTTCTGTCCGCCTACACTAAAGTCTAAGCTGACCAGCATGTGCTTGGCATTGGTCTTGTTCACAAGATTGTCTTTGCGGATGTTTGATAGGGCTTGGCCATACAGGGCATAACTCAGTGCATTGATGATTGTGGTCTTGCCAGTACCATTGCGTGATCCATCACCGCCCATGTCTAGGTTTTCGCCCAGTACCAAGGTAAGGTCACTGCGGTCAAAGTCAATGGCCTGCGTGGTATTGCCCACGCTCATGAAGTTTTTTACTGTGAGATCGCGTAAGTGAATCATATAGGTATATTATGGTCTTCTAACATTTTAACAATATCCGTGGTATTTGTAAACCAGTCTGAATAATCGTTAGTTGGAACTTCGAACTTGTATCTGAGTTGAAGATAAAAATTCAATACTGCTTGCTGATACAGATGATCTATGTGTTTGAGATTTTGGGCAAGTTTCAGATTCTTGACTATGTGTAATATCTCTAGATGTCTTACTGTGTTCAAGTTAGAATCTAGGAATTGTTGATGCCTTGTGGGCAATGTATCTAAATCTATCACCGTCCCATGGATGAAATTTGCAATGGATCTCAAACAATTTTCCGTACTGGTTAGCAAGTCAAATATGTTGATATTTAGAAATTGAGATGAGTGATATTCATTCCAGATATGTCTGCAATGATGATTTTTCAATAACAAAAAATAATTTTCTCTTTTGGCCCAATCATCAGAGCTGCCAAAAGCCGCATGATCAAAATCTACTCCTGTTTCCAAAGTTTTCAAGGCCGCTTTGGTGATACAATTTTGAAATACTAAGGGCCAGGTGTCATCTTCGTAGTATAGCCTTATGATCTTGGCATTTGTAAAAGTATTGGTCAGAGAAGTTACATCGTCGGATTGGATACCTGTGCAGTATGGGATCAATATATAGTTTTGCTGATTGATATCATGCTGATATTCTTCACTGACACCAATCAGATTTTTAGTTTGATCAAACTGCCCAGCAACCAAGGGCAACAGATGACTGGTTCCAACAGAATCAAACAAGAAGTCGTCGGGGGTTTTTACAACATTTGTTATAAATGCATTGATCAACCGAGTGAGATAATAGCCGTAACCGCCACTGGGATAATTTATCAACAGTAAATTTTTCTTTGATTTGTCAAGTTCGATCATATGCTGATTTAAATTTTGATAGTTTTTGTTGCAAATACATTGGCAATTCCTTGCCGACAGTTTGCGCCAATTCAAGCTGATATCCCAGACATGGCACTGAGTTTTGCTCGTGATGGTTGTGATTTCGATAGTGCGAAGATTTTAGATACACAGAATAAAAATCTTCATTGATGTTCTGAATCAGATGTTGTAATCTGGTCCTCTGTTCACTGTTCCAGTCTATACAGTATCCGTGATATACCAATAGCTTGATGTTTCGTTCCTGGCAAAAATGTTCAAGTAGTAACAGTTTGCAATACACATCTTCTTTTTCCAATGTAGGGCTAAACAACCATTTTTGCCATTGTTTTTTTGATTCATGACAATCACTGACGCTGCTAGGCCATATTCCCCAATCACCGATTTGACTGTTAGACAAAACCTGGAAATCTCGGTCAATGACAAAATTGCGTAACGGATCGGTCTTGACGAGATCGTTGATTCGATCAATCTCTACTTCAACATCCAATTTACCCAACGCAGTTAATTGCACAAATGCCATGCTAATGTCGGTATTTTTTTGTAGTTCTAGAAATGTCTTGTTTATGATCCACTGATTGGATACAGCAGGACCTCCCACATCTACAACTTCACAGCCTGCTAATTTCAAAATTTTAGCCCAAGTTTTATAGTGCTGTTTGGTATAAGTTATTCCGCAACCACTAACTAATATTTTTATGTCTGACAATGACATTCTCCTTGTCAAGATGATTTACAATAATTGCTTGAGAGAAATCCGGGCACTGTCCACAAACAGATTCAGGAACGCCGATATTTTTAACAAACTCCTCAAGGCCATCGGCACAGTCGACACCGATATAGTCAAACCAATTTTCATTGGTGATATCAATAATATTAGCCACTGCTGGGCACTTGTATAATTTTCCTTTGTACAAGATAGGAGTATTCGGTGACCCGCATATCTTGTGTGCTTTTTCTGGATCGCTGTACCATGGTAAAAATTTATTTTCTACTTTTTTATAAGGTGGCACAAAGTCACTGAATATACTTTTATAAACAACAAAATTATCATGAGTCCAGGTGATCTGACGATGAGAATCAGCGCCTCCCTGTGTTGTGACTTTCCAAGGCCGTCGGTGGTTTAAAATATTTTTTATTCTGTTGTTCACCAGTAATTCGTGGTCTTTCCTATGGATACTTACTTGCATTTCAAAAGGTGAAAACTCGAACCATACTGATGAATCAAACCGATCCAAGAGATACCCATTGGTGATAAGTCTGATTATAGCATTTGGCCAAGCAGTTCGAATCTCTGAGCAAATATCTTGGAGTTTAGGATGCAAACACGGTTCTCCACCAAAGATTGAAACAATCTCCGGATTCACTAACAACTTCCACTTGTTGATGCTGTCAACCAGTTGATCAACGGGTTCAATTCCAGATCTTTTGATATCACTTATACTGATGCATCCAGCACAACTTATGTTGCAACTGTATGCAACCATGAAATCGAGACGCTGCAATTTAAATGCATTGATCATGCGGTGTCATAGATTCTGGTAGATCTTTAGTAGCAGTCGGTTATCGTAGAATTCTGATTCAATGTTGGTGATCTGGTCAGTGACGATCTGATCCACTGATTCAAACTTGATCTCACCGGGCGCCATGTCTGTGTCCACTGAGGAGTTTTTGTTGGGTATCAGGGCCATCTCTCGGAGACTGTAGTCCTTGATATATGTTTCTTTGATGAAGTTGGCTTCCTCGTAACTGATCTCAATGTCCAAGTTTACACGAACATGCATGCGAGGTGCAAGCAATGAGGCAGCATTATCAATAATGTTGGCCAGCCCCAACACACGATAGCGTGGTTGATCCGGCCAAGCATGATACACAGGGTCCCGGCCCCATTCCAAGATGGTAAGACCGCGAGCATCATCCCCAGCATCTGCGTAGTTGTGTGGAAACGCATTGCCTATGTAAGTGATGTTCTTCTTGGTTTGCCGTTTATGGAAGTGCCCGGTGAACACATGTTCAAAGTTATTGAAGTCTTCTCTGCGTACTTCACCATGATCCGGCATCTCTACCATGGCGTTCATCAAGTATCCGGGCAGTTCGAAGTGCCCGAACATGTATTTGGCTTTTAGTTTAGAGATGCGTTTATGGTCGTCCCCTACAAGCCAAGGAGCAATGACCACATCACCACTGGAAAACCAATCGTTACAAATTTCAACATTAGGGAGGTGCTTTGCCCATTCAACACTTTGAATATCACGCTTATCGCGATAGTATAGATCGTGATTTCCAGGAATAAAATAAACTCGATCAAAGTTATCATTCATGTGCTCCAGTGCCCGGAGGCTGTAGTTCAAGGTGACGATGTTGAGACTGGCCCTGTTGTTGTGCCAATCACCCAGGAACAAGCAGGTCTCACAACCTTCCGATTTTGCCTTGGCAGTGGCCCACTTCACAAAGTTCAAGCAGTCCTCGTTGTGAGTTACGCTGTTTGATTTGAGTCCAAAGTGGATGTCAGTGAAGATCGCAGCTTTACGGAATAGATTAGTCATCCTTTGATTATACTACTCATCCAAGGTGCTTACGACCGGTCCGGACATGGCTTCCATTGAGTGTTTGCCGGAATTCTGTCTGGTCCACGAAGGATTCAATCCATTCATCTCCAGGATGTCATCGCGGATGTTCTGCATCTTCTTTTCAATGTTCAGGATGCGAGTAAAACTATTGGTAATGGCAGCAGTGTAGTACGCGAATGGATTCTGCGATTTTGATTCATCAAACTGCAATCCAATCTGGCTGAGTTGCAGCAAAGCCTGCCCACGCATCTCTTCATTGTAGGTGTATCCACGCCAATTGCTCCTTGTAGCATAGCGTTCGCACAGTTTCATAAACATACGGGCCAGAGTGCGGGTCATCTCGCCGTGATCCTTGGAGAACTCTCCAGTTTGTAAATCGCCCCGCCAATGACTCTTGCCCACTAGGTAGGGTTCTTTGTTGGCATCCACACGATAGTGAAAGAACGGAGGAAAGTTCACCCGCATGTGTGTGGGATCTAGGATCACCTCATCTATCAGCCCGGCTAGCGGATCATCCTCTACTGGATCTTCCAGTTCTAGCAGTTCTTCCAGTTTGCGTTTTTTTGCAGCGGCTTTGGTGATCTTTTTGGGTGCCATGGGTATGTGTTCCCAGGTCATGATGCGAAAAACTATGTCTGTGTTGGGGATTTTTTTAGGATCCACGATCTCACCAGTTTCACGTTTGATGCGATCTGCACGGTTTCGGCGTGCTTCTGCTGTGGTCTTTTGGTTGATTTTGCTTACATCAGGCAAGATGATGTCGTATTGATGGTCCTGATCAGGATTGATGTAGGCACAGTAGTTTTTCTTGCTGAGGTGTATTTCTTTGAGAATATCTCTGTTGTTGAGATAGTTGGTTTTTGGTGTTGCTCTTGCGATGGTGGCCATCCGGCAGTATCCTTAAAATGTTATTTATTATAGCACACTTTGCAGGCTTGTCAATGATTATAAACTGGGTAGATTATTTTTTGGTTAAATACAGCATAGGAAATCCATATGGTTCACATGCTGTTATTTGCACAAATATTCAATAAATCAATACAACTTGATCAGGAGGGCACATGGCTGTCATAATTGACTCCAAGATTGGCCAGCGACAAAGTCTGGTAGACTCGATTGATTTTGTAAAAGGTCAGATTGAAATTACTCAGCGTCAGCTGGCATCTGCAGAAAATTCTACCCTGTATACCGCTGCCGAGAAAGCACCACGAGTGGCTGCTCTCAAGGCTGAATTGTCCGGATTTCAAGCACGATTGGCATCCGAGCAGCAAGCACTACAGCAGTTTGATTCAGGTACCACTGGTGCCACCGATGCGCCGGCTGCGGTTGAGAAGAGCTTGGTCGCGCCCGCTGGAAACGATACCGCTGCGGCAGCCGCGGCTGGTGCCACCACACCCACTGATGCGGCTGCTCCGGTTGTTGAGCAGCCTAGCATGCTGATACCGGCCATTGGCGTGGCTCCTGCCAACACCGGTGCCACACCAGCATCCA